TGACTGGTCTGGTTCTATGGGTGATGTGATGGCTGATACTGTCAAGCAACTCTTTAACCTTGTTTGGTTCTGTAAGAAAGTTGCCATTCCTTTTGAGGTTTATGCTTTCACCAGTGACTATCCTCTGGTTTCTTATGATGAGGAGAATAAGGCAACTATCCGTGAACTTGCCTATACCAAGAAAGATGGTCTGGTGCAAGTTGGTGAGTGGTTTTCTCTGATGAATATGCTCACTAGCAAAACCAATGGAAAGACTCTTGAGGAGCAGATGAAGAACATCTTCCGTCTTGCCACTGCCTTCCGTTACAACTGCTATACCCGATACCACATTCCCTATGGTCTGAGTCTGTCTGGCACCCCTCTGAACGAGACTATGGTTGCCCTTCATCAAATCCTTCCCAAGTTCCAAAAGGAGAACAAACTTCAGAAAGTTCAGTGTGTCATCTTGACCGATGGTGAGGCAGCAATGCCCAAGTATCACCGTGAAGTCCAGCGTCGTTGGGAGGATGAACCTTTCATGGGCACTAACTACATTGGACCTAACTCTTTCCTCCGTGATCGTAAGACTGGTATGACCTACTCCCTTGACTGTGAGTGGTATGAGTTTACTGATATTATGCTTCGCAATCTGCGTGACAAGTTTAAGGATATTAACTTCATTGGTATTCGTGTGCTTGAGTCCCGTGATGCTGGTAGTTTTATTCGCCGTTACTGTGGGTATTATGGACCTGAGTATGAAAAGACTATGGGTATTTGGAGAAAGCAACGTGCTTTCTCTCTCAAGAAGTCTGGGTATCACACTTACTTCGGTCTTTCTGCTAATGCTCTGGCACAAGATGCTGACTTTGAGGTTGCTGAAGATGCCACTAAGACTCAAATCAAATCTGCATTCGCCAAGAGTCTCAAATCCAAAAAGATGAATAAAAAAATTCTTGGAGAGTTTGTAGAACTTGTTGCCTGATAAATATTTCTATAGTATTGGATATTAAAAAATGTCTAGATTCGGAAATTTAATCGGAGGTAAAGCACCTGCCCCAGCACCTGCTCCAGTTGTAGAACCAACACCAGCACCACTGGTAGAAGATGTTGTAGTTTCTCCCGAAGAGGAAGTTCTTACCGAAGCAAGTCCTCTGGAACAAATGTCTAAAAAACAACTTGAAAATTATGGTAGAAAGCATGGTATTGAATTGGATAGGAGACATAGCAGAACTAAATTGGTTGAAGAATTGAAAGACCACCTGTCCGATTCTTGAACTGTCACACAGGGGGTCATACGACCCCCTTTTTTCTTGTATAATAACTTCAGTTGAAAAACACAAACGACATCATGACCATCTCCGCCGACTACATCCGCACTTCTCTCCAAGCAGTGTACGGCGAGTCTGTGACTGCCGCCGAAATTCGTGCTTGGTGCGCTATGAATGGTTCTAACTACCAGACTGTTACCAAGAAAATTGATCAGTTCAAGACTGGTCGTGGTAAGTGGAATTTGACCATTCAAGAGGCACGGGAGCAGTTTGAGCAAACTGTAAAAGCACCTGCTGCACTTCCTGCTGTTGAGCAAAATCTTGTCCCCGAAAAAGATGATACCTTCGTCAAGTTTGGTAACTTTAGTGATATTCGCAAGATTATTGAGTCCCGTCTTTTCTATCCTACTTTCATTACGGGACTTTCTGGTAACGGTAAAACTTTCTCTGTGGAGCAAGCATGTGCTCAACTGAAGCGTGAGTTGATTCGTGTAAACATTACTATTGAGACTGATGAAGACGATCTTATTGGCGGTTTTCGCCTTGTGGATGGCAACACTGCTTGGCATAATGGACCTGTCATTGAGGCACTCGAACGAGGAGCAGTCCTGCTACTCGATGAAATTGACCTTGCTTCTAACAAAATCCTCTGTCTCCAATCCATCCTTGAAGGTAAGGGCGTGTTTCTGAAGAAGATTGGTCGCTGGGTGAAACCTGCTGCTGGATTCAACGTCATCGCTACTGCTAATACCAAGGGTAAGGGTTCTGATGATGGTCGCTTCATTGGCACTAACGTCCTCAATGAGGCATTCCTTGAGCGTTTCCCTGTGACCTTTGAGCAGGAATATCCTTCTCCTAAGATCGAGCAGCGTATTCTTGAGGGTATTTCTCTGGACCTTGGTGTGGAAGACCGAGACTTCTGTAAGCGTTTGACCGACTGGGCAGACATCATCCGCAAGACTTTCTACGATGGTGGTATTGAGGAAATCATCAGCACCCGTCGCCTGGTCCACATCATCCGTGCCTACAGCATCTTCCAAGACAAGGCAAAGGCAATCCAAGTTTGCGTTAACCGCTTTGATGATGAAACCAAGCAAGCGTTCCTGGAACTGTATGACAAGGTGGATGCTGACTTTCAACTTCCTACTGAAGAAGTTGACCAGGTAACTGTATTCTGATATAATTGGGGGAGGTAAAAAAGTGCCTCCCCTTATGAGTGAACAAAACTTTACTTTTAATATGACTAACATGATTCCGAGTTCTCCAGCAACTCCATGGAAGTACAATGAAGAAGAAATTGTAAAAGAACTTCTTGAGTATATCCGTGGTACTTACACCCAGCATTATTCTGCTGGTGACCAAAAGATTCAAACGCTTGACTTGATTGAAGCGTGCGGCGATGGTGAGGCATTCTGTCGCAGCAATATCCTCAAGTATGCTTCCCGTTATGATAAGAAGGGAAGTGCCCGCCGTGATATCATGAAGATCCTTCATTATGCTGTTCTTCTGATGAACTTTAACGATAAGAACGCCGTCCGTGAAACCTACAACCAATGAGCAACATGAAACTCTCTGACAATACCCTGACCATTCTGAAGAACTTTGCGGGTATCAACAACTCTATTCTTGTGAAAGAGGGTAACCGTCTTCGCACTATCTCTGTCGCTAAGAACATCCTTGCTGAGGCAGACATTAGTGAAGAGTTCCCCCGCGACTTCGCTATCTACGACCTCAACCAGTTTCTGAATGGTCTGAGTCTTCACCAAGACCCTGATCTTGACTTTAAAGAAGAGTCCTACCTCAGCATTCGTGAAGGTAAGCGTCGTGTAAAATATTTCTTCGCTGACCCTAATGTCATCATTGCTCCTCCTGAGAAAGAAATTAATCTTCCTTCTCAAGATGTTTGCTTCCAACTGGACAGTGCTTCTTTGGAGAAACTGGTGAAGGCAGCAGCAGTCTATCAACTCCCCGACCTTTCTGCCATTGGTGAAGCAGGTGTTGTGAAACTGGTTGTTCGTGATAAGAAGAATGATACTTCTAACGAGTATGCCATTGTTGTTGGTGAGACTGATCAGGAGTTCACCTTTAACTTTAAGGTAGAAAACATCAAGATCATTCCTGGTGCCTATGATGTTGTAGTGTCTTCTAAACTTCTTTCGCAGTTTACTAACACTCGATACAACCTGACCTACTATATCGCTCTGGAACCTGATTCCACCTTCGGTTGATGAGACACATCCTCTTTACCCTCAAGTCTTGTCCCTACGGGTTGCTGGATGATGAGGCACATATTCGCAGCGTGCTTGTAAAAGCAGCAGAAGTTTGTAAAAGCACGCTGTTGGATCTTTCTTCTCATAAGTTTGATCCTCAAGGTGTAACCGCTGTCGCTATGCTTGCTGAGTCTCATATTAGCATTCATACTTGGCCAGAGGTTGGTATGGCGGTTTGTGATGTTTTCACTTGTGGAGATCATACATCTCCCCGTGCTGGTGTAACATACATGTATGAGGCACTTGATGCCCGAGACATTATTTCTAATGAGTTTGTGAGACCACTGGAATGAAAGACTGGAACACCATTTTCAATAGTTTGTCTGATGGTGAGAAAGACAAAGTTGCCGTCCTTCGTGTGATGGAATGTGCTAACGGAGTTATGCAATATGCTTATAGGGATAAGCAAATCTTTGCTTATTCTACCTATGAGACACGAAAGGCAATGAAGTTCAGTATGTCTTGTATGAAGAAAATGCAAATTCCACTGAAGGAAGAAACTATTGCATTTGAACCAGAGACCGAAAAACTACTGAGAGAAGTTAGGGACATTTATATCAGTGGTTTCAAACACGGAAATGATGATGACCTAAATGAGTATATGCGTTCCTCTGGTGCATGTATCCGTGCTCTTGGTCAAGAGCGAATTGTTAAGGCAAAAGACATTCTGGCACAAAACACCACCGATATCCCACTTCAGGCATTAGACTGGGGTGTAAGATACATCAACCAGTTCTTCCAGTGAATATCTTTGTCACAGATCCGT